ACGTATCGGAAGATAATATTGTTAATGTTCCTGACGATGATCATACTATTAATTAATGATATCGGAAACTGACATTGCATACATAGCTGGACTCTTTGATGGTGAAGGGTGTATTACTTACAAACAATACATGAGAAAGAGAAAGCACAACAAGAAAGCATATCCTACCTGGTCTATTAGAATGGAGATGGCTATGACTGATAAATCTGTTTTGACCTGGGTGCATGAAGTATTGGGTGTAGGAACTGTTGGAGAGAAAAGATATAAAACTGCATACACCGTTGGTTGGAAAAAACAATGGCGATGGCGTTGTCAATTTAGAGACGCATACCAAGTTGCACGTTTAATCTGGCCATACGTACATGTGAAGATGGAAGGCGTTCAAAAGATTATAGATCACTATGGTGATAGTAAAATTATGAATGGTAATGTTGTAGATTTACAAGCTTATAAATTATGGATGAGTGCTGAATGAGTTTTACAGTGATGAAAAGGACGAGCCCCATGCATCAAATGCTACGCGCTAAGTGCCACTGGGGGTTACGTATCGGGATGCTAAAACCTACCCCGAGTATTCGAGCCTTTGGCGACCCGTTAGTACGTGCACGGAAAGCGGGCGTTTGATGAGTTTCTATCACGGACTAGGTATGTTTATATTTGGTATAGGTGCATTGATCGTTGGTGCGATTGTTGCTTATTTTATAATTAATGAAGTCATAAAAGATGATGAAAAAAATAGAAAGGAAAAAGAAAAATGCAAATAGAAACAAAACTAGATTATTTAAATAAAAAATATTTTTATGAAATAAAAGATTTATCAACAGACGAAGAAAGAAAAAAAGCTGCTAGTAAATTGTTAAAAGAATCTAGAAAAATTTTAACTTCAAAAGAAAGTTTTTATCAAAAAAATAGATATTATATGGAGTCTCAATTAACTTGGCAACATGAAGGAATAGAAATAGATAAATATAAAGTAAGAGAATATAACACTCACAACGTAAGACCTGAATCTAAAGTACTATATTTTAGAATACCTGGTGCAAAAGGAGATTATGTTGAAGCTTATGATAGAGCAAATTCTGCAGTAATAAAAACAGAAGGGTTGGCTCAAAATTTATATGAACCTCCATCAGTTAATATACCTTATGATGAATATTGTGATGAACCTATTTATAAAAAAAGTTTAACAGCTAAAAGATATAAAGATGGTTTATTGTTAGTTATAAGAGGGCATGCTTTTGTAAAGAAAAAAGCTGGTAATTTAATGATGATGTATTTGCGAGAAGATTATGAAGATGATATAACAGGAATTCATAAAATACTAAAAATAAATCAAGAAACACTAAGAGCAAATTCAGACATAGATTGGAACGATAGTTGTTTTGACGATCAACTAGTTTTATACATTGTAGATCCTGATGTCCATAAAACTAAAGGTGTTAAAATAACTATAAGAAAAAACGCAGTAAATAGAAATATACATAAATTAAGAAAATTAAATTTAGAAATTTTATGTAATAAACCTTGGGTAATGGCTGGATTGGAAGATAAGGTCGAGGGGAAAAAAGTTCATTTATTTAATGATTTTTGGAAAGTAACTGAAGAGGCAAATTGGTTTATGGAAACTATAATCGAACATAAAAACGATCCTAAAATGTTTGAGGTTCTTTTAAATTTAAATAAAATTTCAAAAAAAGATTTACTATCAATAGGGTGGAAAGCTTCTTTAATAGAACTATTTAACGATGTTCAACTTTTAACAATAATGATTAATGATAATTTAAAAGAAAAAAATGATAATAATTTTTTTAATGGAATAGCATTTTTTGATCAATTAGATGAAAAAGAATATGGAAAACAATTATTAAAAAATCTTGGTGATTTTAAAAATTATAGTAAATTCATGCTCACTGATAGTTTACATGTACCACATGATTCAAATATCGTTGAAGAAGCATTTAATAAATGTTCTAACTATTGCAGATATTTAGCATTAAAAGCTAGAATATTTTTATTTAGTACAGATGAAGGAATGTCACTTAATGGAAAATATATAAATACTGAAGAAATGAGTAACACAGATTGTTTATTGTATTGGAGAGAATTAGAACTATGTGATTTTGTTTCAGCAAGTATGCATCAATACAAAAGATGTCCGTTAATGCTTAGAAATGACAAAGTAATTAATGAATTAAGTGTGTTGGACCCTTTGTTTGTAAGCAATTTTAGATTTTCAGTGCAAAGTCAAACACTTCCTGAAGTTACAAACGATAAAATTTTTGAAGAGTTTAAATTTGAAGGAAAACATATTTTAAAAGAGGCTATGGAACAAACTACAGGCTATTGTTTTCATGAGTCAGGTTACTTTCAAATAAGAGGTGATGAAATATTTAAAGGTTTAAGATTTAGAGAGGATGGATCTAAAATATACATTACCATTCTTGATAAAAATGAAAGATATGTTAGTGAAATATTTGATAAAGAGAAGTGTGACTTTCTTTATACTGCATACAGTAAATTTAAATTATCTCCTGATTTTTCAATGACTTGCATGCAAGAGATGTATATGAAGATAGCTTCTATTATTAGAGATTTTAAAATAATTGAAGAAAGAGATAGTGTTTTAGGTTATCGAGGTTATCGAACACCAAAAGGTTTAACCACTGATAGTAAGTACTATATATATCTTCCAAGAAGATCTTACAAAAGAGATAGATCAAAAGAACAAATAAAAAGAGAGAAAGACTTTGAAAAACAAAGTAAAAATTTTGCAGGGTCTAGACGTGCGCATGTTCGTAAACTTCCTGATGGTTATAAATCATCAAAAGTTCAAATGCTGCTCGCTAAAAAACTAAATGTTTTTATACCACCTAATTATACTTTTGTTAAAGAATCTAGATATGGTGAAAATGGAATGTCTAAAAGAGAAGTTATATATAGATCTAGAAGTTTAAATGGTATTTTTTATTATACTAAATCTGAAAAATCTGAGTTTGATAAGATAAATGAAATGAGTCCTGCGGGTTTTGAAGAATATTGTCACAAACTTATAGAAAAAAATGGTTGGAAAGTTTATAAAAATAGTCCAATTGATGGTGGTATAGATGTGAGGGCTTTAAGAGAAAATAAAGATGGTAGTATAAACACTTTATTAGTTCAATGTAAACACTGGAGAAAACCAATTCCCCCAGGTGCCATAAGAGACTTTAAAGCGGGAGCTGATGATGAAAAAGTAGAAGGAGATAAAGAATTAATGTTTATATCTTTTTCTAAGTTTTCACCTGGTGCTAAAGAATATGCTTTAAAACATAATATAATGTTGATTGATGGAGACCATTTAATAAGTAAAGGAAAGATAAAATATGATGGATGATAAAGACATACGGGAATATCATAACATTGGTAAGGAGATAAAGTTTAATGATAAATACCAGTATGTTACTGGTACACAGATCGAGGACCACGGAACACGGCTCTATGATGTAAATGGTTCTAGACTTCCTAGTGTAACTACGATATTAGGCGCCACCAAAGATCAACAATTTATAAAAGATTGGAAGGCTAAAGTTGGAGAACAAGAAGCTGAACGAATTAAGAATCTATCATCACGGAGAGGGACTAGCATGCACAAGTTCCTGGAAGCCTATATTACAGGCACTGGATACGATGATCTTACGGAACTCGGACAGGCGGCGAAGCCCATGGCCGAAAAAGTTATTGAGATCGGTCTTGCGCCAGTTGAAGAGTATTACGGTTCTGAAGTCACATTGTTTTATCCTGGGCTATACGCTGGGTCTACTGACTTGGTTTGTAACCATAATGGCCTGGAGAGCATTGTAGACTTTAAACAATCTAATAGACCGAAGAAGAAGGAATGGATTGAAGATTATTATCTTCAAATTGCTGCATATGCCATGGCACATGATTATGTGCACGGGTCATCAATACGTCAAGGAGTGATAATGATGTGTACTCCTGACCTATATTACCAAGAATTTAGGATCACGGACCATGAATTAAGACAATATAAACATAAGTTTTTGAAGAGATTGGACATGTATCATGACCTAAAATTTAGTGAGAAGGAGGAACACAACACTCAAAAAGAGAACGAAGAGTATTTAGAGGAGTTGAAAAAGAAACTATGACGGATCAAACACGTTGGGGTATCCCAGAAGTACACAGTAGAAATAAGGTAAAGAAGTATCAGGACGATAATTTTAATGCAGCTGTGAAGGCCGCAGAGGCTCTCACACGCATAAATTTAATACACTTGATGACTAGACTAGAAAAAACTTTAAAAGAAAAGGAGGAGAAGTATGAACGAGAAACTAAAGAGCGTGCTGACAAAAAAATACAGAGCGGAGATTGAGGACGCAAAGTATAAAATACATTGTTACAGTGAGCAAGAGCTGATTATACCAGAGCATCCAGACATTACGGGTGAAGTGGATAAGTTGCTAGAATTATTGTCAAACGCAGAAGAAAAGTTGGCAGTAATGGAGCTACATTATGGCAAAACTAAGGCAAGAGAAGTACTATAGGGATCTAGAAAGTTTTGAAAAATATTTTTTTATTTTTTAAGCAAAAAAAAGTGTACTTTTGTACTTTTGACCTAGAAGTATTGATTTTATTGACTTTAGGGTGGACAAATCATGGTACAAATCATGTTTAGGTGGACAGAAAAAAGTGTCCACCTATAGGTGTATACAGAATGGCCTACCCCGAGACGTTTTGTTTTGTCAAGAATTGTTTTAAACTTTTTAGATCCCTATACATATGCTAAATAGGTATCATGCCCAGAAAAAGACGTAAAGCCATCAACACTGAAACAACTCCTGATATACCTTTTCAGAAAGTCAGAGTGGAGTGGGTCGACTGTGTAAGTGACTCTGGCTGGGCTAGTGAGAAAGAGTTTAACAAGATGAAGTTAGCAACACCAGTCAATGAAGGTTGGTTGTATGAGAAAACAAAAAACCATATTAAGATGTTTGCTTCTTACGATAAAGATGAAGATGGTATTACTTTTGGGGATCGGACGATGATTCCTCGGGCTTGGGTAAAGAAGATTCAGAAGTTGGGGTAACGTCAATTATTTGTGAGTAATCGTCTAAAATTTGTTTCATCTTCGCTTCTAGTTCTTGTTCTGACATATCTTCTAGTTTACCAGTTTTTATTATTTTTCTGTCTATGTATAGTCCTGCTGCCTTTCCTCGATTTGCTTCAGCATTTACAGCAGAAGAGAAAGAACCCTTCTTCAAAGCAGCTTCTCTAAGTCTAGCGAGTTCTGCAACGTGACCCTCGTAAGTTACTTCGTGTTTACGCAATCTTTCTTCTTTGAGTTGACCTATAAACTTAACAACAAGTGGTGATAGCTTTGGATTGCAAAGCTCTGATCCTTCCTGTCTTGCACGTTTAGGACTGTACCCAGCAGCGAGAGCTGCCTCTGTTTGTGTCATTGGTCCCTCTGGTCCACCGAATACTAAGAACTCAGCAAACCTTTGTTGCATTTCTGTTAATCTTTTTGGTACTCCCATGGTTGACAATTTAAGGTAACTATCCTATAAAGTCAACAATGAAAGACGATAGAGGCGAGCTAGATTTAACAAGACAAATAGATGAATTGAAATCTAAACTTAGTGTTTACGAGAGCGGTTTGTTTAGTGTCAAAAAATTTAAGCATGAGATAGCTGAGTTGAAGAGTAAGATAATTGAGAAAGATAATTTAATACAAGGAATGAAAAAGATTATAGAGGATTTGTCATCAAAATGAGAGTCAAAGATTTACAAGAATTTTTAGGTTCGTTTACAGAAGGATCGGAAGCAGTTAAGAATGCAGTTATATTTGTAGAGATCAACGGTAAGCTACATGCAATTCGACGTATGGAAGTTCATGAAAATGTTCATCCAATTGTAGGTTTACCTGGACATTACAGTCATAGACTGGTATTGAAAACTGAAAAGCCGTCTTCGTTAATTCTCCCTGAGAAACTTCAAAACGACTATTAAATAAATACATTAGTTACCTCAAAAACCCATGGGTCCAGAGCGAAAATTTTATGAAAAAATTAAAAAAAATATTACATCTATTTCCTGGATTAGACTGGAAAATAATAGCTTACTTGGCACTCCTGATCTATTGGCCTATAATACTTCTGGCCACTTTTTCACAGTAGAGTTGAAAGTTACGAAGAGTAACAAGGTACGCTTCTCACCCCATCAAATTAGCTTCCACACACGCCATCCTGAGAACACGTTTATCATGGTCCAGCACCTTGGTTCAGGTGCCGTAAAACTTTTCCGTGGTTCAAGAATCATGGAGCTTGCAGCTTGGGGCTTGAAGCTTGAGGCTTGCGCTTCAGGGCTTGATGCTTGTGGCCTGATGCTCGATGAGTTGGGAAAAAAACCATAACCCTGGCAGTTCCAGGTCACATCGCCCGCTGGACATTTTTACGATGCAATTACCGCCAGGGTCTCGGAGGGCTCGCATTGAGCTGGTCCGAAGGGGACCGTTTCCATTTCCGAATACTGCAGGGTCTCCCGCTGCAGTCCTGAATAACTTATATCCTATAATATCCTTCATGTCAATGATTATTTAAGCTTGCTGCCTGATGCTTCAAGGCGCTTGCGGCTTGAAGCTTGTTGCTTGTCGCTTGAAGCTTGGGGCTTGAGGCCCGGACCAGGCGCACGCTGGGCGTGCGCCGTCGCGCTGCCATCGCTAATGGCCTGATCCGATTTATTACGCGCTCGTAATTCTTTGTAATATTTTGGGTGTTT